TATGCCACTATCGATATGTCCAGTGACAGAATATCTTTGTAGTTCGTTTAGTATTCTACGATTATCTGGAAAATGTTTGTTAATAACTTCAGCAACTACTTTATCTTCAAAAGATATATTTTCTGTTTTTAGAATTGTTTTAACTCTAGAAAAGAAATCACTTGCCATCTTAGGTTTATCTGCATTAGATATTTTAAACTCGACAACTGAACATCGACTATGAAGTGGTTGAATAATCTTATTGACAAAGTTACATGTCATAATAAAGCCACAGTTCTTACTATACTCTTCCATAAAGTTCCTGAGAGCAGGCTGAACAGTTTCAGCATTACAATAATCTGCTTCATCAAGAATTACATACTTACGCCCACCTGCTAAAGATACAGATGATGCAAAGTTTTTAATTTTAGTTCTGAGAGTATCAATCAATCTGCCTTCATCTGAACCATTGATAACAATGTAGTCAGCACCTAACTCTTCTAACATCGCTCTCGCAACAGTAGTTTTACCTACACCTTGAGTACCAGTTAGAAGAAGATTAGGTACATTCTCTTTATCAACAAATGTCTGAAAAAGAGTCTTCAGTTCAGGAGCTAAAATTGTATCGCTTATTTTATTGGGCCGATACTTCTCTACCCACAAAAAGTCTTCTCGCATAAATCACCATAATATAAAGTTTCAACATTAAGAAAAGGTAGAGTTTGTCTCTGTCGCTATCCAATATTGAATGTTTTTTGCAGTTGATTTGAAATGTGCAATACCAGCTTTTGATATCTCTACATTGTAATCACTTGCACTCAATTTTTGTAAGTTCTCAGTTTTGAATACCATAGAGAAGGCATTATTTGTTTCACCAAGAACTACACTATGTTCATTAGATGTTGGGTTTTTAGTGTCAGTTGCTACTAAAGATATTTTGCTTTCTGCACCACGAACAACAACTTCGGGTAAACCTAATTGATTAGCGGCCATCAAAACTTTCTTTAAATCATCAGCACTAACTTTTACTGATACATCTATACTATCTAATTCTAGATTTTTATCAGGTGCAGAAGTCACCATAGAAGGATCAGTATATGTATACTTTGATTTATTATTACCTTCACTTAGTATTACTTCTTTTTCACCAAAAGCAAAATCTGGCTTATCATATAAACTTGCTAAACCCAGAAACTGATTGAGTTCATAGATTGCAAAGTTTACAGGAAGAGTTTCACCAATCTCTGCTTGAGCAAGAATATTTTTCTGCTCAGAAACTGTTCGAACAGTATTACCTGCTTTGAAAGACAGAGATGGGTTTATTGTACCAAAGTTTCTTAGTACTTCAATTGTATCGTCACTTATCTGCATCATCATTATCTCCTGATTGATTTGAATTTATATGTAATGCCATAATAGCATAGTGAGCCACTTTTAGCAAGTCTGCTCTGTTTCTACCATTCTTCTTACCATATCTCTGAGCATACTTAATTATATTACCGAGCATGAAACCTTCACCATGGCCACAATCAATAATAAATTCCGTACTCTGAAATTGATTAGTAGAATAATGTCCTCTATAAGTAGAAGAAACATAATCATATAGTTCTTTAAGAATTTTATCTTCTTGAAACTTAAAGTTTATTTTTTCACTCACTTAACTTCTCCTAAGTTTAGTTGAATTCCCTTACTTTCTGGTATATCTTTCTTTTTTGTTTTAGCTATCTCGTCAGGATCAGCGGTAGCAGATACTCCGAGTTGTGCTAAATCTAATAAGCTACCTTGAAAAACATAACTACCAGTATGAGTTAGTTTTATCCATGGGCAGTACCAAGTCGGGACACCAGCTTTTTTCATATACTGACAAAACATATAATCTTCTGAGAGATATCTTTTTGACTCTGGATCAATTAGAGATTGAAAGTACATACCAATATCTCTACTACCATCAAAGTGTTTAGTTCGAACATGATCTGGATAATATCTCAAATCTGGATATGCAACATCAAACATTTTAAAAGCTTCTCTAGTTATCATCATAAAACCAGTACCGCCTTCTAACACTTCTATAGGTTCATCTAGTCTCATTTCTTCTACACCATGTGCAGGATTAAAAACAAAATCACCACCATAGTTTTCCAAGAGATTAGGATTACTATCTGCAAAACCTTTGTCAACTGCTTGTTTGATTTTTTCCCAAGCTATTGTTTTCTTAGGATACGGGCCACAAATAATATCTCTTTCACCTTCATTCGCAAGAATAGCTAACGATAATACATCATTAGGATCAAATCCAATATCTGAGTCGATAAACATCATATGAGTATAATCGCTACGTAAAAATTCATCGACACAATAGTTTCTTGCTCTTGTGATTAATGACTCATTAAAAAGATAAAACATTTTTATATCCATATTGTATGCTTGTCCTATCTTTGCTAAATCGCAAGACGATTTAGTATACATGCCATTACACATACCACCATACATAGGAGTGGCTACAAATATTTTTTTCTTTTGTAATTCTTCTAATTCTACTTGTATTTCCAAATTATGTTCCTTTTCATAATATATTGTTATCAGTATATACTAAAAAGCCCATCTTTGTCAAGACAGGCTTTCGAGGTTATATGTTTTTTTATCAGAATGGAATTTCTTCTTCATTCTCAACGGCAGTGTTAGGTACTTCAGAAGAAACTTCTACATCGATTTTGGTGTACAAGTCTTTGAATGACAACTTAGTGTCCTCATCAAATCGATTGATGCACATATCGATGGCTGTCATTTTGTCACCGAAAATTGAGAAAGCTTTTGCTATGTGAACTAGCCTTCTTGTTGAGATAATCTCGTCAACACCACCATCAACAAAAGTTTTTCTGATAATGTCAGCCCAATCAACAAGCTTGCCGACAAAACCATCGTCAACAATATTTAAGTCGGTGAAAACTTTGCCGAGAATATTTTTCTCAATAGATGGTGAAGGATACTCTTGCTCAACAGTGATAGGAAATCTTTCTAAGAAAGCCTCATTCATCACGTTAGTACCGATAAATCGGCCATCGTCAGAGCCTTTACCTTTGGTGTTAGCAGTAGCAACTACTGTGAAACCAGCTTTAGGCTTGATGAACTCACCAGTCTTTTTGATGAAGTACCCTTTGCCCTCAAGTATTGATTGTAAGCACATTACTTTGGCTGGGTTAGCTAAGTCTAACTCGTCAAGTAAAGCAACGGCGCCTTTCTCCATCGCATTGATGATAGGGCCTTTGAAGAACTTGGTGTCACCATCGACAAGTCGGAAACCACCAATCAAGTCATCTTCATCAGTTTCAACAGTGAAGTTAATTCGAATAACTTCTCTCTTGGCTTGGGCACAAGCTTGCTCAATACCAAATGTTTTACCATTACCAGATAACCCAGTAACGTAAACAGGATAAAACATTCTAGAAGAAATAATCTTTTTGATTTTGGTGAAGTTACCAAAAGCAACAAAAAGAGGATCAACGGCAGGTATCAAGTTCTCGGTGAAACCATTGTGATCCATAGTTAAAGATTTTTTAGGAGCAGGCATCAAAGCGGCCTGAGCCGTAGTGTCTTCAGCGACTTCAGTTTTAGCAACTGAGGTTGCAGTTTCTTGTTCAGAAACTGGTAGCTGGTACAAACCCCTACCAATTCTGTGTGTCCAAGAACCATCAGAGTTCTTGCCGTAAATAAGAAAGTTTGGCTTTGGAAAACCCATAGCTTGAACTTCTTTGATTTGGGCCGATGTGATTTTATCGGTACCAAATTTGTCGAGAGCGGCATCGACAAAAGCTTGTTGTTTTGAATTTAACATAATATAACCTCTCAATTTAAAATTCGAATCACTTACACTATTATAATAGCAGGACTGGCAGAATTGTCAAGCTACTAAATCAATAAATTTTGAAAGCATAACTCTACTTTCTTTTTTACCCTTGTTTGCTTTCTTGAAAGCGTTTCTGATTTGAGCAGTGGTTGCAGTTTCAGAAACATCTATCGCACCATTTGAAGTTTGCAAATCGTTACCAAGTATTGTGAATTGCTTAGTGTAACCATTAGTTGTAATAGTTGCAAACTTGTAAGCTTTCATTTCGGCAAACACTTTCTCTTTCTGAGAATAGTCTAATACTTTTGGTAAAGCTTGCAATGCACTAGGCTTTCTATTTGGTAAAATGTGAAACCCGATAACATTGCCACTTGTATGATCTTTTAATGACTTGATAAGGGCCCTGGTAATTGCTTGGCCAGAAATACTGTAACCTCTACTTCTATCATTATTAATTCTATACTGTTTTTTGTTAGCAGGGTTTTGAATAAACAGTTTATCTATACCCCAACCAAGATAAGTTTTGACATTGTTGTCATTCTTGTAGTGGCAGTAGAAACCCTCGCCGTCAGTAAGAAAAACTGTATTGACAATATCAAGTCTTTTGATTTTCTTGAACTTTGCTACTAAGTGGTGGGCAGAAATGATTGCATCATTCAAAGGTGTGCCTGACAACCATAGTTTGTAGTCAACACTATAAGTACCATATCTATTATCAAATCGATATCTATTCTCCCAGAACTTACCTACTGCAAGTGTCAATGCACACATTTCTTGAAATTCTCTTCTAGTCATTTTATCATCAAAGAATTGTAGTAAGTGGTAGTTATCACCATGAAGTGTCTCACCAACTTTGAACTGACTAATATCTGGCCGCTCTCTATTAGTTGGCGTACCTTTATCATTATCACTAAAAGCATAAACTTGAAATGGTATCTGAACTTGTCGGCAAAAGCTAACCAAGTTAATTAACTGATCAACAGTATTACCCAACTGACTGGCCATCGAACCACTCCAGTCAATGAACATTACTAAGCCATGATTTTTACCATCAGGCACTACTGTCATTTTCTTGAATATGTCATCAGAAAATTTGTGATTATTCATCTTGAGTGTATCGATAACACCAGTTTTAGAAACTGTTGCTCTCTTATACTCGGACGCTTTTTTCTTCATTTCAAATTCTTTGACAAGATAGTTGATTGTCTTTTTATTATTTCTTTGAAAGTCTTTGTACATTTTAGTACCGGCAGAAATGGTATCACTTCTTGCACAACTCAAAACTTTTTTGTAGTCCCAAACAATATCTTCGTGATACTTAGCATTTAAGTTTAAGTACATATTGACAATGTTTTGATCACTCTCTTGACTATATTCTTTTTGAATATTGTTTTCTAAAGCTTCTTCAGTAATTGCAATAGGTGCATTAGGATCTAAAGAAGTACTAGAACCAGCAGTAATGTCATCAGAGATACCTTGAGCAGTTATCTCTTCTTTTTTATCTGAGTCATCTTCAGACTCACTTACTGACTGGCTGACACTTTCAGTTTCACCTTCTTCATCTGACTCTTCAAAACTATCGTCTCCATCTTCAGCGTCACTATAATCGTCATCA